ATACGTATTTTTTTTACTTACTCTGTTTTTCAGAAGGGGGGAGTTCCCAAAAATCCCCATCTATATTTATAAAATTTTTCGCATGCGTAACATCTGCCGCAATTAATACATTTTCGAATAATAACCTCCATATTAATCCCATCTTTCTTCCGTGATTGGAGCCCGTATATTTTTAAATTGTCTTTGACTTTCCGGGTGTAGTTCTTCATGACATTGCTTACAGACGCTTATAAGCTGGCGTTCCCCTGTTTCCTCATCCCATATAGAGAGAGCTAAGTCCGGCCTGCTTCTTAAATGTTTGACATGGTGGACTATCTTGGCCTTGCGGTATTTGTGCTTAACGTCCTTGCAGCGTTGACATTCATAATGGTCCAGTTTTAAAACATCTTCCCGAGACTTCAACCATTCTCCCCAAGTGTAAAACTCGTGTTCTTTCCCGGCATTTATTAGATCTATTAGGCGTTTTAATTTGATCGGAGCAATCACAATATTAATCCTTTGTCATTTTTTATTTGTTTTGTGTAAATCATCCTAAGCTCTCCACAATTTCCCACTCACGGTCCGACAGCTTCCAAACATGTATTTCTGCTTTCTCCGCTGCTTTCTTTTCTGCTATTTTCTTTTCTGCTGCTTTCTTTTCTGCTGCTGCCCTGTGAGACAGTAATAAGCCACTGCCAAAAATTCCTTTTCCCTTCTGAGCGTCCAGAGCGGAAATTCTAACACAATCAGATCGCTTTATTTTGAAATCGACACCATACTTGCTGTATCTATTGATAAGCGCAGCCGTCACCACATGATCCAGATATTCGTACTTTGGGAGCTGCCGGACTTGTTCTTTTTTGATTTTCCTTACAGCTGTATTGATCGCGGCTCCAAGTTTCGGAGCAGTCTGTGTCACTGTCTCCCTGTCACCGAGATTTGTTACAAAGGCGGTGCAAACAACAGCGCCATTCTCGTAAGCAATGCACGCATCGCAAATAATGTGATTCATTCTCATGCACACATTCTTTCCGCTTAGTGCCGTTAGGGACGGCGCAAAAAGAAAGAACGAAATCTCACAATCCAGGTAAAACTCGCAAATCTTAGCTAGAATGGAGAAGGGCGGATTGTCCAGGACCACACACCCTTTCGGATATGAGAAGTTTTCATAATCGCCTCCGGGGTAAAAGGGGCGTACAATATTGTCGGGGTTAACCCCATATTCTTCACAGACCCAGTCTTTTACCGCTTCGTAAACCTTCGGAGGCGTATAGCAGTCATCCGTGGTTTTCTTAGGTTTGAATTTATTTACAAACGCCTCGTATTCTGGATTATCCGTGAATATGCTAATTTGGTCATTCATCGCTCTTCATCTCCTTATCAATCCTTTGTCAATTCCTTCAGGGAGAAACAGAGGCTATTTCGTATGTCATACAGAAGAGCAAGACGCTTGCGCCCTTCTGTGCTCATGCATTCCTTTCTGTTTGCCAGCGCCTCTTCTATTCGGTCCATTACCTTTTTGAGCTCGGCCTGGTACTCAGTTATAAGCTTTTCTTTTTCCACGCATATCACCTCAAAATGTGCATAAGAAAAGCAGGGTGGTAAGCCCTGCTTAATTTATTCTTGGCGAGAAACTCTGGCTCTGACCCAGCAGGCCCCGGCTTTTGCCGTGCCGTTTCCCATATATCCGGGTTTTGCCCCGGATTTTGAAGGAGGATGGCTTTAAGCTAAATTTCTACAATATTATTTTATCACAAAAGTACGTCCCCCGTGTTACCCATTTTCTCCCACAAAAAGTAAAAAAATATTCTTCGATATTCGTAAAATTGTCTCCGCCCGCAAGGGGGACAAAGCTTTTCGTATGTAGCGCCTTCTCTTGTCACATGCTGAATGATATGTTGATACAGGTTCCCGGACGCCTCTAATGCCGATTGTTCGATCATGGCAATATCGTTGCTTAGCTTGACCGCCATTTCTGCATGCTTTGCGGTTGGGTTTCCGGGTTCATTCTTTCCCGGCATGCCGGTTATCGGAGCAGAAGCGATAGAGCGCAGCTGTTGAAGCCGGGCTTTCTTTTCTTCATACTGAAGGCAGAAGCTTCTCAATTCCCGATACGCTTCTTTTGAAATTCCGTATTTATCTAGCTTTAAATCCCGTCTTCTCGGCATATTTTCCTCCTTTTCGTCTTGCCCCCGAGATATTCCGCATTTATAGATTCAGGCAAGAGGGAAGATGGCATTTCCCGTCTGAGCCAATCCATTCACAGTGGTTCTTTTTGCAAAATTCCCGGGGCTTCCCGTCGTATTGAAAACGGGAGGCCTTTTCTTTGTCCTTATTGGGAACGTCTATTCCCTTCTGTTCTGCGATTGGAACTTGCGGCGCTTTTTTAACGCGCCTGCTTTGGCCGGCTTCTTCCGCTGCCTCTATAATTTCCTCCGGGGGTTCAACGCCAAATGCGGCGCCAGCTTTTCTAATGCTGGCCGGGTATGGGTCTTGTTCTCCGCGCTCCCAGCGGCTGAGCTGTATTGCGCACATCCCGCACCTTTTAGCAAACTTCTGTTTCGTGAGGCCCGAGCCTTTATATAAGTCAAAAAGCCATTTTGCCGCGGGGTTCATGCTTCTTCCTCCTGCTCCATGCGAGCGCCGCAGTCGGGGCAAAACCTGTAAAGACAGATTTCCATATCGCCTTCTGTTGCTTTAAGTGGAATTTCAAGCCCGCAGGTACTGCATTTTTGATATGGGGAAAAATTTTCAAAACCTATTATCCAACGCCCGCGCCTCACCGGGGCAACATCAGCGGCGGGAAACTCTGTAATCTCTCTCATTACGTCCAGCGGCTCGTCCTGCTTGTTGAACAAATGAGACAAGAGCTTTTCACGTTCTATGTATTCAGCCATCTTCATTCTCCTCCGCTAAATGATTAAACAGCTTACGGCTCATAACCTGACAGGGAGCAACCCCTTGCTCGTTGATCGCCTTGCATTCACACGAGATTGGCCTCCATTGGTCACATCTTGCACAGGGCGGCCAGCCTTTTTGTTTATCCATTCTCATCACTCTTTCTCCCTTCACTGCCCCTCCTTTTTCAGTGCCACCTCGGCCTCCTTGCGGGTCAGGAAAATAGTCTCGGTACATTTCTAACGCTTTCAGGTTAACACTCCACTCTCCTTGTAAACTCTTAATTTCCCCAGGCTTAAGCCCCTGTATCTTCGTAATCGGCTAAACGGTTATTAGCTTCTTCAAGCTTTACACGCAGCTTGCCGTTTTCAGCAAGCAGCTTTGCGCTCTGGCTTTTATCAAAATCATTGATTCTTTCCAGCTTATCCGCGGCTTCCATGCACAAATCCATGATTTCTAACGTCGCTTTGTCTTTGTATAAGCTTTCTGTGCGCAGCTTCTCAATCAGTTTTTCTATGTCCATCACTCTTCCTCCTTCACCGGCCCCCGTTGTAGATAACCACCATCGAGGGAAAAGGGGCGGCGTTTACGGCGTTGCCGTCATCGCCCGTAAAATGCAAACGCCCTCGCACAAACCTGATTTCCGCCTTCCCATAAATGTAATCGTGAAAATAATTCGTGTCCGTCCGCGCTGGAATGAGCAGCACGATTGGAAAGCCCCCGCGGGCCTCTATAAACGCCTTTTTCACCCATTTCCCAATCTCGCGCCCATAAGGCGGATTGCAGAATACCGCGCCGCCGCGGTCCCAGCTTTGTGAAAGCCCGTCCGTCTCCGGCGTATAGTATAAGGGGCATTTCGCTGTCTTATCGGTAGCCGCGGGGTCCAGAACAAATTGAAATTCTTGGTTCAACTTATCAAAAAAATCCTGCGGCGTACACCAACACATATTTTTAGACGACAGAAGCGCCTTGTTCAATTTCTATGGCCTCGCTTTCCCTGAAAAATTACTTGCAGCGCCATTCGCCGGCCGGCCTTCGCCCCTGCTGCACCCTTCCCAATTCTCGAATGCGGTTTTAAAGCCTGAAAACTCTCCCGTGACCGTTCTTTCAGCCTTTGCCATTGGACATTCGGATGTGTCCTTTTTTCTGCATTTTGAGCAGGTGAGTTTGTCTTTCATGTTGTGTTCCCCCTTGATGAACTCCAGCGCCGGCCTCTTTTTTCTTCGATCACTTAACCACCCTCAATTCAAAGCCTGGATAAAGCGCTTCCCAGTCCTTTTTCTTGATCTTGAATTCCTTTGTCTCTATGCCCTTGACATCCTCTACCCATACTAGCCCGGAAGAATCGCACACCATGAAATCCGGCCTGTACCGGGTGTTTCCCAACAAGAGGAAGGACGGCTGCCGGGTAAACCAAAGAATCCGCCCCGATGCTCTCAGCGCCTTCAGCTGTACGTACCGCGCCGCCTCCGCCTTGCTGTCAAAGCGTATTCCGTCAACCTCAACCGGCGTGTTGTGATACTTCGCCGGCTTAACATGCAGTTTCATGTTACGGCCTCCAGTCCAAATCATCGAACGCGCCCGATTGCTCGAACGCCTCGATGTTGTAGGTGGTTTCGGCCCCTGTTCCTGTTTTGCTCTGTTCAGCCCTTTCACGCTTAACCCAGTTTCGAACAGTGGCTTTCCAGTCCTTCATATTGTTTTTTCCGACTTTCCAGCCATTGCTCTCGTAGTAGTTGCAGAAATAATCTGCGTCCAAAGCATAGCCCTGTTCCTTACAGAATGAACGAACTTCCTCTACGGTGGGCTTTTGAAAGCGTGGTACGCGCGCGGGCGCGTCTTTCGTATTCGTATTCGGATTTGGATTGGATTCTGGATTGGATTCTAGCGGTGAGTCACCGTGAGTCACCGTGGACCACCGTGAAATATCATTTTCGCTTGGCTCAGGAAACTTTGACTTCTTGGTTTGTATTCTTTGATACTTGCCCCAGTTTGGAAGGCAAAAATAGGGTTCTCCTGCAACATCATAGAGAAGAATGCTACCATTGCGTTCCAAAGCTTCAAGGCCCTTTTGAATATCTTGTTCCCGAACTCCGTTCCTTCTTGGAAATACGAATCCTTTCAGCAATTCCGGATCCGCGCTGCCTCTTCCGTAATCATCAACATAAGTCAGTAGATACGTCCATAATCGAAATTGAAAATCTGAAAGCGCGTTGATTGATTTGCTTGTACGAATCTTTTCGCTAATAATTCTATTTGGCACCTTACCACCGCCTCATAGCTTTGTTTGGGCGGGATTGACACGAATCCTCCTGAAATAGCCTTTGACATAAATGAGGGCTTCGCCTTTTGCCCGGCTGACGATCCGCTGGATGGGGAGGTCGTTCTTAGCCTGTGTCGATCTTCGGCGGCTGGATTCCTGCAAGTATTTTTCCATCTCGGCAATATCGTTTGTGCGCCAATACCCCCGGCCGCTGGAGCTTGAAACAATCGCTTCCCCAATCCGTTCCAGCTCTTTGTTGGCCTCTTTGATCTTAAAACGGACATCCCGCTCTGAAATCCCGACTGCCTTGGCAATGTCATAACGGGAAACGGCGTTTTCCCTTCCGGTGGGAACGAATGAAATAATGTTCAAGCTGTTTCACTTCCTTTCTCCTGCTTAGTTAAAAAGGCAAGTCGTCGTCTGCCGTAATCTCTTGAAACCCGTCGCCGGGCTGAGCGAAATTCCCGCCCTCCTGCTCCCTCTTAGGGCCTGCAAAATGCGCCTGGTCCGCGACAACCTCAACCGCCTTGCGCTTGTTCCCGTTTTTGTCCTCATAGCTTCGCGTTTGTATGGATCCCTGAATGGCAATTAATTGGCCTTTCTTGAAATATTTACAGATAAACTCCGCCGTGCTGCGCCATGCGACTACGTCTATAAAATCAGCCTGGCGCTCTGCTCCGGTTTTTACATAGGAACGGTCAGCCGCTACCGTGAAGCTTGTCACCGCCGTATCGCTCGACGTGTGCCTCAGCTCCGGGTCCGCAGTCAGACGGCCCATGAATATTGCTGTGTTAAGCATTGCTTTTCCCTCCTTACATTAGGTAAAATTCGTCCGCTTCGGTGGGCTCAGATAAAACCTTTGAAGCCTTGCAATACTCGCACTTTTCGCACCGTTCGGGCTCTATAATCCCCTTTTTTATCGCGTCATACATCTCTACATCGCGCTTAAAGCCTTCTAATGCAAAATCCAGCATGCTTTGCGGGATGTGGACAATATCGATGTCGGATATTTTTTCCTTCGTGGCGGCGGCGAGATAAAACGGCAATTGTTCGCCTGTGTTTTGCCGTACAACCTCCTGGTATACCGCGCCCTGCAAATCATATCCCCAGGCCTCAAACCACGGAATACGTCCCTTTTCAGGATCATAGATTGATTCAAAATCCTTCATAACCTTCAGGTCAACGATTTTGTCGCAATGCAGGCTATCGATCTTGATTTTTACCGGGACGCCCTTGATTTGCCCTGTCATGATAACTTGTTTCCGGCCGGACAAATAGCTGGAGAAAAGCTTGTCCCGCCCAATCCTTTCGATAACGGAATTTACTTGTATGTATTCTGCCTTGAGCGTTCCGTCACGCTTAAAGATCTCCGGGTTCCTGTTCTGAAAGGCTTTCATTGTCCCCTCAAAATATGAATCAACATAGGATCCGACAAGAAGCGCCGTGGTCTGCTCGCGTTGGTATCGGCCCCTTAATTCAGCCAAGGCAGCCGCCTGGCATTTGCGAAAGCTCTTGAATTGCGACACGGACATGTATTCCTTGTTTGCTTTACGGCTGAAATAATTACGTTTTGTTAAGGTCATCACTGCACTCCCCTCGCCGCTGCCGTCGCGCAATCAGCGCATAGGCTTTCCCCATATTTCTTTTTTGTATATGCGGCTGTTTGCTCCGGCGACATACTGCCCGCCGCGCGGATGTCCTTTCCGCATTGCTCGCATTTTGGCGCAGGGCCGGAAATCTCGCGCGGGATCCTCGGCCTGATTCGCAGCGCGTCATGGACCCCGCCGAAAGCCTTGACCTGCTCCGTCCCAATAATCACGGACTTTCCCTTTAGCTTTTCGGTGTCCTTTGTTTTGTACAGCTTACAAATAGCTTTTTTGTTTGTCACGTTCAAAATCATCGGCTTATAGGCCTTGTCCGTCCAATAACAGGCAGTGCAGTTTTCCTTTTGCCCATTTGTAAAAACTTCTTCGTCAACTATTCTTTCAATGGTCAAAGTAATCTCCCGGTTCGGCAAATCATCCAAATCCCAGCTTCCCATATAATTAGGGTTTTTCCCCATCCGCATGATGTCCATTGAGACACCCTCCTTCTATCCGGCGATTCTTGCAAAATCTTCAATACATTCGCAGCATATGTCTGAGCCGTCAATATCGGTATAGTACTTTTCCCCTGGGCATATCGGGGCCTGACAGAGGGAGCACCTTAAAAGCGCTTCCGGCTCTTTATATGAAGGCTCCTGCCGGTCATATTGTGCCTGTGCCCAATCCAGGCCGTTCACATTTTCCATTTGACAACCTCCGTCCACGTTGATATACTATAGGTAAGTTCTTTCTGTTTGCCGCGTCAGGAATTGCCGTTCCTGCGCGGCTTTTTTATTACCTGCCATGCCTGTTTTTCAGCCTCCTATGGGTATCGTTGCTGTATTCGATCATCATACTGTCGTATTGCTTGCGCAGGAACCGCCGGACTGTGACGCAGGATTCCTGAAAAATACAGTTATGCTTCTGCATGGTCTTGCAGTGCGTGCAGCACTCCGGTATATTCATGCCGCTTTTCTCCTTTCGCCCTTCCTCATTGCCCGAATCTTACAGCGGGCCCTCCCGCGCTCCCGGCGCTCACATATCCAGGCCACAAGGACCATCAGTGCAAACGCCGCAGAGAATATGTACAAGGTGATTAGAAAGTTCATTGCTGTCCTCCCTCAGATTCTTCCAGGATTCTTATGAATGACTGTCCGCCGGCCTGTTTCCCTTTTTGAATGCGTCAACGCTTTGACCGTTCTGTTCCGTTCAAATTCAAGAACGCCCTGAAGAGTTACGACCTTATGCTTTGGGCTCGCTGCGATAACCTCTCCAAAGCTTCCGTTGTTTATCACTCGTCTGGCGTTGGCCGGGCTCCATCCAAAACGCTGCGCTATATCCTCAGCGGTAAACCGTGTCTTCATTTCCGGCCCTTCGGCTATACACTCTCGAACAATGGCGCGAATGTACTCTTCCAGGTTAAAATCCAATTTAAATTCCTCCTCTCAAACAATCATTTTGAAATAAAACGCAATCATGGCGGTAACAAGCGCCAGCAGCAATATGCGGAAGCTCCATTCAAGGACAGCTTCGATGTGTTGTTTCATTGCTTTCCCCCTCATCTTTTGTTACGAACCAATTTAGCCACCGGGATTTCATCGTCCCAATCTAAGCTGCGAACCTTCCAACGGCCTGTCGCCAGCAGCCGGTTGATTTCCTCCAGCCCGACGGCCTCGCGAAGCTCATATATGCTTTCTTCCATGATTTCACACCCTTTCTATCTTCTCATTTAGAAAGCTGTCAATAAGAGACCTCAAATCAATAAGATATTCTTTGTAATCCCATCCTTCAATCAAACAAACGGATATATCCGCACGTATATCTTGAAGAATTTTGAGCTTTAGCTCATGCCGCGCCAACTCATTGAGAGCCTTCGAGATTTCATCCGATTGATTAAATGTATAACTCGGCAACGCTGACACCTCTAAGCCGGCTTTTCTCAATATAAGCCACTAGATTTTCGCGGGATATTGCCGTGATGGAATGAAGCAAGTATGTTACATATCGTTGAGCCTGAATTTTTGTTACTTCATGCCAATCGGAAAAATTGCTTTTAATTTCGATTCTTTCTTTCACGTTCTAGCCTCCTTCCTTTTGTTGAAAACTCGGTTGATAATTGTGAATAACCTTGTCCCTCTTTTCCCTGGGCTGTATAATAGGAGCGGGGAAGGGAGGTGGTTTTTTGAAAGCTTGTAAAATAGCGGACAAAATTATTTGTTCCATGTGTCGAGATTTTATTGAGCACGGGAACCAATTTTCGTGTGCGAGTAAACTGGTTACGCTATTTCCGAAAGAACCGCCACATTTAGTACATGCCGCTATTCGTATGCTTGATTCCGATGGATTGTTGTCGGTACACTATAGCAACAATGAGCCCTGCGAAATTGCCTTGAAGATTCAATCTATACAAGAATGCGATGAAAACACAATGCTAAAAAAGGGCTATAGATTCGTCAAGGAAATTCGTGATTGATTCTAAGTAGTCGTGATCCAATCGTCCGCAATTAAATCCTCTGCCTGGGGCTGCCACCCTCGGCAGGGGGCATTGCTTGCCACGCTCTCAATTGTGCAGCAATCCGGCGTATCTGTAGGTAAAATTTTAACCGCAGCATTACACCATACACTTGTTGGATAATTCCAAGACTGCCGTGTTATATACGGCTTGTTTGTAGTTCGCGCCTTAACCGCGTCGCAGATATTCATACTTTCTCCTTCCTAAAAATTTCCCTGCCCTCCACATAGCGAGTGGGGGCGTGTCTGCTTGTTCTTCCTCCTGGGCCACGTTATAATAAGGTGGAAAGGAGGCGACCCCTAGTGTCGATTATCGTGCAATATTTGGTCTTGCGTACAGTACTCTTGAAAACTCACCAAGAAATTTCATCGCCAAACGCTTTTGCTGTCTCGTATAATTGTATTCATGCCTTCCCGCTGATATGGCGTATTCCGTTCCTATCCCAATGGGCGAATCGTTCGCAATGGAAGACTTGTTGCGTCTTGTTCAACATGGGATTAGTGCAAATGAAACAAGTCACTGAATGGAAAATTGCAGTTTCAAAAGAAGGTGCAATATACCTTGCAGAATTAAAAATGCAGATTATAAAGTCTGTATGTTCTGTATTGCTTGCAGCCGTAAGCGCTGTATTTGGATTCGTGCTTGGGTTAGCACAATAGCTTTGCAAACAGGAATCCTACTATAAAGCAAAGAACAAGAACTACGATCCAAATAACATTGATTTTTGTCCGTAATGCAGATTCAGTAGTTGCAATATAATACCGTATCCAGTCTATTTGCCCTGTCACTTTCTCCACAAAAGGAGGTAGCGGAGGGCTTTCTTCATCCATATCGATTTTAGGAATATTGATGTCTTTTTTCATTTCCTCACCCCCTTCTAAAATTTTTTCTCCATTCCTCATAAAGTCCTGTTTAACGGACAGATAGGGTGGTATTATTTAATTGGGGGGTGAACGGTTTTCCGGGTTGATTCAAAATATTCGATATCTCTGTCGCTAACCCTATAATCGCGTCCAATTTTAATAGCTGGTAATTTCTTTTTGCGAATCCAATCCCATACGGTAATGACTTCAACTCTGTATCGCTCTGCAATTTCTTGACAGGTGTATAACTGTAACACTGCCCCACCTCCATTCACGTGATATATCTGGATTTTCTTCCTTATACAATCTGTCTATACATCACCTCTATTCTTTGTGTGGTTTGATAGTTGTGTTTTGTTTGGTATTGTGATATTATCTGATTACAAGACAAACGATCTGTGTGTTCAAGTCCTAATAGTTACACATCTACTCTTTTTGAAATGTGTGTTTTGTTTGGTATATGTATACTATAACACACTAAACACACAAAATCAATAGTTTCAGTTGTGTTTTGTTTGATTTGTATGCATGCACAAAAAAGAGGTTATTTTATGGATGAAGTGTTAGAAAGAATTGTAAAGTGTATCGGCCCAAGACATGGAGCTAAAAAAGAACTTGCAGAATATTTGAATATCCACCCCAATGTGATAACCAACTGGCTTAATGGGCGGAATAAATCTTACCGTAAATACCTACCACAAATAGCTTATTATTACAATACTTCTATTGACTATCTTCAATTTGGCAATGAACGAAAAGAAGAGCCCACTGCCGATAGCAGTGAGCTTGATAAAGAATTGAAAGGAATTGATTTTGCGTTATACGGCGAGGTCAAGGAATTAACCGACGGTCAAAAGCAGGATGTTTTGGACTTTATTAGATTTAAGAAAGCGCAGGATCAAAATAGAGGGAAGTAAGATATGACCCTTTTACAGATTTATCAATTTGCAGAAAAACAAGGAATTTCTATTGATGAGCTTAATATGGGACACTCTGTTGCTATATCCCTTCCTCAAGGTTGGATTGCAATAGATCCAAAACGCTTGCCAACACAGGTTGAGAAAAAAGAATGTCTTGCCCACGAACTAGGACACGTGGAAACAGGGGCGTTTTACAACGTCGATAGTCCGTGCGATATAAGGGGAAAACATGAAAATAAGGCTAACAAGTGGGCAATCCAGCATTTAATCTCTGAATCAGAGCTTGATGAAGCAATAGCTAATGGTTATACGGAAATATGGTCCTTAGCCGAATACTTTGATGTCACCGAAGATTTTATGAAAAAGGTGGTGTGCTGGTATACATACGGAAATTTAGATACGGAATTGTATTTTTGAGATAAAAAGTCGAAAATTTCGACTGAATTTGCAATGTGAGGTGATTATATGAACGAAAAGCAGTTTGAATTTTTACTATACCAATCAGCGGAAGAAGATATTTCAGTCAACGCGTTGATTAAAGACGATACGATATGGCTAACCCAGAAAGCTATGGCTGAGTTGTTTGATTGCAGTGCAGATAATATTTCCTTACATTTGAAAAACATTTTTGCAGACGGAGAATTAGATAAAGATTCAGTTACCGAGAAAATCTCGGCAACTGCCTCTGATGGAAAAAACTATCGCACTCAGTTTTATAATCTGGATGCTATCATCTCAGTAGGGTATCGAGTAAATTCCCGACGGGCTACAAACTTCCGTATCTGGGCAACAGGAATTTTGAAGGAGTACATGATTAAAGGCTTCGCCTTGGATGATATGCGTCTCAAGCAGGGGAAAGATGCGTTCGGAAAAGATTATTTCCGTGAATTATTGGAACGAGTTCGTTCCATTCGCGCCAGTGAACGTCGGATTTGGCAGCAAATAACCGATATATTCGCAGAGTGTAGTATCGACTATGACAAGAACGCCCAAATTACACATGAATTTTACGCTATGGTACAAAATAAATTTCACTATGCAATTACAGGTCGGACAGCGGCTGAAATCGTATTTACTTCTGCTGACAGGTCTAAGGAACATATGGGTTTAACGACTTGGAAAAATTCACCCGATGGCCGAATATTAAAATCGGATGTAAACGTTGCAAAAAATTATCTAAGCCAAAAACAAATCGCTCAGTTGGAGCGAACTGTATCCGGATATTTTGACTATATTGAAGATTTGATTGAAAGAGAAAATACGTTTACAATGGAAGAATTTTCCGAAAGCATTAATGAATTTCTTTCTTTCCGTAGATATGATATTTTGAAGGGCAAAGGGAAAATCTCAAATGCAGCGGCTACTAAAAAAGCACATGCAGAATATAAAGAATTTAATAAGACACAGAAAATCGTTTCTGACTTTGATCGTGAAATTAAACAGCTAAAAGCAAAAAATACATAAAAACCCGCCCTCCGGTATTGGCGTACCAGAGGGCGGCGAAGATAGATGCTTACCCTGAAGGGTATCACATAGCAACACTGTGATTATACCACCTTCAGGGCAGGCTTTGCAAGTCATACTTTGGAGGTGCTTTTTATGCCTAAAAAAAGAAAAGATGGGCGGTATCAAAAGAAGGTTACGCTATCGGCCGGGAAACAAAAGATTGTATACGGTAAAACGATTGCGGAGCTCAACCAGGCGGCGCTTGCTGTGCTTGAAGAGGACCGGCAGGGCTTAATCGTAGATGATAAAACCTTAGTGGGCGAATGGGCCAAAATATGGCTTGAGAAATACAAGGCTAATTTGAGGCCCAATACAAAGGACATGTACAAAAACGCGTATAACACCCATATCATGGGGATGATTGGGGATATGCCGCTGCGCGAGGTTCGTCCGGTGCATGTCCGGGAGGTTATGGCCGGCGTATCTGAGAAATCAGAGAGTTTACAGCATAAGGTTTTACTTACAATGCAGCAAATTTTTAATACAGCCAGACAAAACGGCCTGATGATAAAAGATCCGACAGAGGGAATCAAAATCACGCCCCATACCAAGCCCGATAAAGCTAAATATCTGACAAAGGACCAGACCAAAAAGCTTCTGGCGGCCTGCGATGATCCCAAGGCCCTGGCTTTTGTCGCGCTGTGCTTATACTGTGGCCTGCGCAGAGAAGAGGCGCTGGGGCTGCAATGGGGAGACATTGAGCCGGACAGCTTAACCGTAAATCGAGCGGTCGCTTTTATTGGAAATCAGCCGGACCCCTCTCAAGAGCTGAAAACAAAAGCAGCGCACAGAACCATACCGGTTCCGGCGCCGCTTCGTGAAATATTAGGTAAAACTCCCAGGAGGGGGCTATATGTAATTGCTAAGACTGACGGCGGTGCAATGACAAAAATTGCGTTTCGCCGTCTATGGGAAAGGGTTGAACGCAGGGTGGATTTTCCCGTACATCCGCATATGCTGCGTCATACATATTCGACTACTTTATATCATGCGGGCGTTGACCTCCGTACAGCCCAATATCTTTTGGGCCATTCCTCCATACAGATGACGGCGGAAATATACACCCATTTGGAACGTGGGGATGGACTGAAGGCCGCCGGGAGAATTGAAAGATATTTTTTGGAGGAGCAGCCGTCAAAAACCAGTTGACTACCTTTTGACTACCACGGCCCAAAATAGTAAGTTTTTAAAAATCGCATGAAATAGCCGTTTATGCTGACGCACACAGATGGATAGGCATTGAAAATTGCCTACGAATCAAGAGGTCGCGGGTTCGAGTCCCTCCGGGCGCGCCAGAAATAATCGCATAAGACAGCCGTTTTGCGGTGGTCTATGCGGTTATTTTTTTGCCTGAAAGCGCCCGGTGACTACCTTTTGACTACTTTTTGATTTCTTCCAGCTCCTTGACTCTGTCCATCAGGACGCGGATTTGCCGGATGGCCTCTGTGAGCTCATCGTCATGGGCATACACCAAACGGGTTATCGTGTCGTTATCAAGAGGGGCAATATTATTTTCCAAAAGCTTTCACCTCGTTTTCTTACCCCTCTGGAAAGTTTTACCATAGCTTTATTATATCCCATGATTTATTTCCGGCTAATTTCAGTGAAATAAATCCACAGAAAAAAGCCCCGGATCACTCCGGGGCTCTCTTTCTATCTATTCTGTTTTGCTCTTGCCTTCCGCCGCACGCTTGACCGCCGCAAACGCGCCGTTGCTCGCCATGCTCACCAGCGCCGCATTCAGCGGCAGGATTGCCCAGGATGTCCACTCTGTAAAGTCTCCGATTGCCGCCGTCGCCGCGCACAGAAGCACCAGCGCTAATAGGTAGCTGAGCCATTGTGTTGGCAGCTTCGGGATTAGATTCTTGAGAAACTGGGTCAAAATCCCCGTTGCCGCGGTTGCTCCCGCGAATGTCGCCAGCATTTGCCAGCTGAAAAACTCATCCATGCTGATAGCCTCCGTTTCTCGTACTATATTCCTCCCGCAGCAATTGATATTTCGCTTTAATTGCCCCGTTTCCGCCCTCCTGTACATATTTTTCACCGGCGACCAGCCGCTCCTCCAAAGGAAATTCCTCACTCATAATAGTAAGTTTTAAGGTATTCATGTAATCGCTTTGTGAATATGACTCCAGCTTCTCAATCCGGGCTTCAATTGACTTCAGAGGGCTCAGAACCTTGAGCAGTATGGTCAGAACGCTTCCAACCGCTGCCAGGGCCGTGCAAATCTGAGTGATATTCCCGATTAATTCCATTTGCGCCTCCCTTATACGGCCTGCACGCCGCTCAGGGGGACCCAGGAATAAATCTCCTTCAGCAGTACCCGGTCGCTCTTGACCTGCTGGACCGTATAGGTGTTCCCTTTAACATAGGAGGGAATCGCCACGCCGTTGGTGTATTGGCTGCCGGTTACCTTCACCTTGCCGCCCGCCTCGATCTTTT